AGGTAAGTATTTCGGTGATCACATTACCCACCCAAATCACCACTACGGACCTATCACTACCGAACCTTGCTACGTCCACACTCATATACTTCTTATCATCCACATTTGGTGCTGACTTGAATATACTTGAACTGATTGTATCAAAATCAAATAAACTATCTTCTTCTGTTTCATAATTCCAATCACCAAGGTATAAACGTTTCATTTGTTTTGGTGGTAGGTTTCTTAAAATTTCCAAATATTCTGGTGGCAAATTTTTATTATCTGTTGGTAGTGCTTGTACAAATATCTTATATGGTTCTAATGTTTCATTAATATGTGGTGTATAAAATTCACTCTTTAACCAACTATTGGTTGGGTTACAACTCATAAACAATTTTGGTGTTAGTTGATATTCATTAATCTTATATCTTAATAATGAACGGACCACATCATACGCTTGTCTTGAGACCTGACTAATCTCATCTATAAAAGCAATAGTAACTTCTAATCCTCCCAAGCTATCGTAGTTAGGGTCTGATGGATTGTACTGTAAGTCTCTAAACACTATCTCACTTCCATTGTAGAACTTAATTTCGTTAGATTGTTGGTTATATGAATAGTGTTCTTGATTTATTCCATGGTCCTTAAATAGGTCTAATAATGTCTTTATCGTGGTCACTCGTAGTTGTGTTAAAACTGTACGACCAATCAACGCCCTAATACCAGGATAAGTAAGGCACATATATAAAACCCATACAGAACCCAAATAGGATTTACCTGAACCTTTAGCACCACCGTATAAAACTTCTCGGTGAGTTTTATCAAGTAGTAATTTAAATGTTTCATATTGTTTCTTATGTAATTTAATTTCCATTAAACATCCATTGGTTGTATAATTTCAACGGTACGATTATTTTTCATTGATAGATGTGCTAAATGTGTGACCTTCTGTTCATCAGTCATTGTGGACATTTTTTTCATTTCCTTTTCATACATCTTCTTAACATCTCTATCCTTTTGTCTTTTATATCTTCTTGCTAAACTCATATTTATATATATATATTTTATTCAAAAACGACATTTTAAGGGTAGTCAACCCAAAAAAATTATTGGTCCAAATTAATTGATATGGTTATTGGTTGACCATTAGTTGTAATATCAACTTTCTTTATTTCTAATTGATATACTTTAGCAATATCCGCAAGTACCTCTCTTTCGGTTCTTTTGTTATTGTCATCTCTACATCTCTTTAACAAATCGTATAATTGATTTAAATGGTTCTCCAATATTTCTTCCTGATTGTTTTTAAATCTTTCTTTCAATCTTTCCCTTGCTTCCTTCCATAATCTTTCTCCTTGACGTTCTGTTATTTTAAATTCCTTCGCAGCTTTAGTTGCAAACTCACGATAAGATATATGTTCGTACAACATCATATAGAACACACGTTCCATTACTTGTTCAAACTCCAACTCATCGGTCTTACGTCCTTTCTTTTCCATTATATTAATTTTAATTGTCTAGCCATATAATCCAATTTGATAAAAGCTTTATTCTTACAACAACTATAAACTACATCCTCACCGAATATAATTTTATATATATTGTTTGCTCTATCCTTATACTCTTGTGTTGCTCCTGATGCTTTTAATACCATATGAGCAAATAGAATATCTTCGTTGGATATATTACTTGTTATTGTTTGTTCCTGTATTTTCTTCTTCATTAATTGATTCTATTATATCTATATTGTTATACCAATCATCTACCAAACTAATTTCTTCTTTAGTTGGTTCTCTTTTATCCACCGTTACTAACTTAACTGGTTTTGGATTCTGTATTACTTTTTCTTTCTTACCGCAGTTACATCCCATCTTTAATTGTTTATTTTGTTTATTATGTCGGTTTTAACCTGCTTTCTTATTTCATTAATATAACGACTAATTGATTGATTTGGTATGTTTGTTTTTCTACTTACTGCTTTCATTGAACGATTTAAAGAAAGATAGAGGTCCAACAAACTTTTCTTAAACCAATCTAATTCTGAATAGTTTAATTCCAATAGTTGATATATCTGTTCTTGTTCAAATTCTTCTTGTTCATATGATAAGTCCCAACAGGTTGCTACGTCCACATTCATTATCTGTCTCTCCCTCCTTATACGATAGTGGAACGGACTGGTCTTACTAAAGTAATTAATCCTCATCACAGCTACTATATAATACTTTATACTATTGTCATCATAACTCTTTAGAGTTATTACATCCTTATCATAGAGTTGAATAATACATTCATGTAACAGGTCCCTCGTTAATGGGTCTTGCTTGGTCATCTTCATACCAATATTATATAAATGATAATAGTTTTTTTGTATATAATCCTCTATTTCTTTAATCATTAATTAATTTTCTACAATCAAATAAGACCTGACATACTGTATATTCTTCGTCTTCTTCGTTTGTCATCAAACTACTTTCTAATACTTCATCTAAAAATGTAATTCGGTTTATGGTTGGATCAAGATGTTTATCAATGTGTGTTAATAATACATCAATAATTTTATTACATACTTTTACTTTTTGTTGAGTTGTAAAATCAGGATAAGCTTTTGGTATATCAAAATACCCAAGTTCTATATGTTCTTTATTTCTTGTCATATAAATCATTTATAATTCTCATTGCTGTTGCTGGTGATATACCATAAATATCTGCTATCTTCTGTAAAGTCATTCCTTTTTCTTTTAATTTAACTAACTCATCTCTTTTTAGATATACTGGTGACCTTTCACTACCGTGGTAATTTAAAGTATTTGGGTTTTTATATTTCTTAATTGTTTTTTCCCATACCTTATCTTTTGTTTTAAATCCTTTCTTGCTCCATACACCATTTGGATTTAGTTTCCAACCAAGTAATGTTAGAAATTCTGTTACTTGTGCTTCTTGATAAATATCAGTATAGTCACCTGGCTTTTGTTTAACCCTTTCACTTCCACCATTCTCCATTTTATATTTTGTATTTTTTTCAGTTCTTACCCTTAATTCATATTCTCTTACACAAATAATACATTGGTGTCTGTTCACATAATATTCTGTTATATTTTTAATTTCATTACACATTGTACATCTACGTTGACCTTCCAATACCTCCTGTTTTAATTCTTGTACCACTGGTTGGATTATCTTTTCTTGTTGAGGTACTTGTTCCAATATTTGTTTTTGTTGTCTTAATTTGGATTTATATTCTTTTGATTGCTTTCTCATACAAGTTAAACAAATCTGTCTGGTATAAAACTTTTTTAGTGTTGAGTGATAGTAGGTGTAATATTCTTTTTCATCTTGATTAATATTGCACTTGGAACATATCTTCATATAAATACTTCAATAAATTAAAAAGACCTGATACCCAAGTTTTAATTAGGATACCAGGTCAGGAGTTGAGTTATTACCAGGTATGATAATAAATAAATATAAACTATCTAATCTATATCATCAAGTGATAAGAATTGTTTTGTTTGTGTAATTACTTTTGAATATTGGTTGAGGATTATATCATCACCAGAACTTCTTTCTGTTGAGGTTAGTTTCTCCAGCATGGAAACATATTCATTCCTTACGGTTGAAGGTAGATTATAAAATTCCTTCAACGATAGTTCTTTATCTCTCCAGCGCCAACCTTTATTTAACTTTACCATATTTTTTATTTAATTTACAAGCTCTTGTTTTTCTCAATTTTTTACTGGTAAAATATTGTTGTGTTGGTTCATTACCTTTTAAATATATAATATTTCCAACTTTTGCAATTACTTCTTGTTTATTTTTCATTTGTTATGATTTATATAAATATATATAAAATTATTGATTTAAAGAAATTATCAACAGGTAATTCGGTAATGGGCACAATTCGTTCTCCTATGGATTAATGAGATAAATCTCAACTCACCCAACAAGTTTCAAAAGACCAGTGTGATTGCTCGTCCCCATATCTTTTTTATACTTGTTGACCTTTTTTATAGTCGGTACGTTCCTCAACTAATCCACGTAGTTGGTATAATATCCACCGATAAGACCCCTTCTGATGTACGGAAAATGACTAACGTATCTATCTTGAAACTCCTCCAGGGCGATAAACATCCTTTTTCTGTCAGATGTTCTATACATAATAAATACATAATTTTATTCGTTTATCAAAACTATTTTAAAAATATTCCGTATTTCGTAAATTAATTTATAAGAATATGTGGAAAAGTATATATGTATATATTTTTTTTTACAAAATCTAATACTTATCTTTATAAAAACAATATACAATGGCTAAAAGAAAAAAACCAGTTGTAACATATTACAACACAAACAATCTACCTCAAGGAGATGAATTAGAACAACGTAAAAACCAATGTAATTCTGATGCTGAAAGGGTTCAATTTTTATATGAATTATATAAAAATATGACTTTATGGGAAGCATATAGAAAGTATATTGAATTTTATGGTGGTACCATGCAGAAAGTAGCTGTAGGTGCTAGAATTAATGGTTTATGTAAATTAGGTGTATTATATAAATCAACTGAACAAATCAGGGAAGAACGTGGAGCACTTAATAATATATTCAAATTATTTCCAGAAGATGGTTTCCCTGATGATTTTGATATGAGTACATTAGATAAGATTAATGTTCCATTATGTTTTGGTCCTGATGGTCAACCTGATGCTGAAAGAACAAGACAAGATTTTGAAATTAAATTACAAAACAAATTAAAAGAATATAATTAATATGAACCAACCACGCATCCCAACAAAAGACGAGATAATTGTTCGTCAATCACAGTTACAACGAGCAATAGAGATATACACTCTATTGGGACAGAAACCATCAGTACAAGAGATATGTAGATTATCACAAATCCTATCGGAGTTTATCTTCACATGGGATGAAAAATCTGAATCAATGAAGAAGTTTGATAAACATATCACAGGTGAATTAAAAAAAGATTTAATTACAGACCTTACAAAAAAGAAATAATATGGAGGAACTAATCAAATTTACAGCGGACAACTACGATGGGTTATACGAGATATACTCAACACAGATTGACCCACATGAAATGACGTTTGATGATTTTTGTATGAAGATGTTTATCGCTCACATTAAAAATAAATAAAATGAAAAAAAATAAATCGGTATATTTAACCAAATGGGAAAAACAAATAATTACAGCAATGATTGAAACACATTTGGAAAATGTTAAAACTAATCCTTATTTTAAATTTATTAAAGGTGAATTTCAACGAATGATAAACAAATTAGAAGTTAAAGAAGAAACCATCCAAGGTGTTATTACCAAACCCATTGATGAAAGTGTAGAAATGATAGTATCGGAAGAAGATATGGATATAATTAAAAAACATTTATTAAATAAGTAATATGGAAAAGTTCACAGAAGACGAATTGGCTGTAGTCAACTACACATTAAAAACTTTACATTCAGCTATACAACAAGAACTTGATAAAATACCTGATGGATATGAAGTTACTCAAGAAGTTACAACAATAAAAGTTATAGAAAATCTACTTGAAAAAATAAATAAATAATTTGGTAATACAAATTCTTTTACTTATATTTATAATACGATGGGGGTGGATGTATAGTTTTATTACTTATTGCCATTTGTATATTGATTATCCTTCCCCCATCTTTTAATATGTTTCTTATTGATGTTTGTTCATAACTCCCTCATCGTTTATTCGGTGGGGGTTTTTTATTTGAATGTTGCCTGGCAAAATCCCACCCTTATATTCTTGCCAGACAATATTGGGACGGATCCGTAACTCGTTGATAATCAATACATCTTTCTATTTAACAATCTTTTAACAAAAATATCTTAAAATATATTTGGAATATATATAAACCCGCCGTACTTTTGTGTCTTAAATCGGGGACGGGATAAAATCCGAACACAAAAAGTTATGAAAAAGTATTATTTAGAATTAATCTCATTTGAGAAAAAACACAGAAAGGAATTACAAAAGAAATATCCTACTGCAAAAACTATGACCGCTACACATCCAAGAGATGGTGGAGAGTTTCCTTACGATTGTTTCGTTGTAATGGTCGCTTGGGAATCTAAAGTTAGACCACCAAAAGGAATTGAGATGCACAATGTATGTAATATATTTTATGACCATAAAGATAGGTTTGATAAGTTATTCAAATCATGGGGTGACCCTAAAGCTTCTCGTTTTGAATTAGCATGTAATTCATTGTCTCAAATTATGAAGGCTTGGGATAATTTATCTGAAGAACAAATTAAACATTTACAAACGTTGTCGCGTATTAAAAAACAATCAAATTTAAATTAAAAATTATGAAACAGTCAAAAAGACAAGAAAGATTAGAAAAACAAAAACAATCAGTAATAATGGTTGGACCAAATGGTTCAGAAGTTATTGATGATTATGAAAAGTATGTAAAAGATAGAGATGATTTATTGTGGAAACAATACAACAAATGGTTTAAAAATTTTAAATCTTATGTTGATTTATCTACAATGTATGATGTAAAATATCAACATCAATTTACAATGGAGAAGACAGAATTTACAGTTCAGTTTTTTACAGACACAAAACTTATAGAACAAGTAAATAATAGTTACAGTAGTAAAAAAGAAATATTAGGTGTATTACAAATTATGTGTGAAACCAAATATGAAAGTTGTATTGTAATGGTTGAAAAGAGTGAAACCTGTGATGTAGATTTTAGTGGTCGTAAGTATGAACTTACTGATTTTTCAAAAGTCGTTACAAGTTTGAATATAAACCATCATAGAGAAGGTTATATCAATACCCTACCGTGGGTGTTCGTACAGAACCTTAAAGTGGATTATATGGATAAAATTGGCGGTCAAGAGTCAAGTAATATATATTCAGTATTAGATTAAATAACAACCCCCCTCGTGGTGGAGGATATAAAACACCAAATAACATGGGAAATATAAATACCCCAACTCATAAGTTTTGTATAAAATGTAACAAAACAAAAACAGTAGACGAATTTTATTTTAGAAAAAAAGCTTTAGATGGACGTACAACTTATTGTAGAACGTGTTTTAAAGAAAAATACAATAAAGAACACGAATCATCTAAAAAACGTGAAGTTTTTGATTTTAATTCAGTAGTAATAGAAAATCTACCTTTTGTTGATGAAAGAAGAAGTAGTGCTATTGCAATTAATTTAAAAAATCTAATTGATAAGATGGAAGTAAATCAATCTTTTGCTTTACCAAAATCATATACTCAAAATTTAAGAAGGGTACTCAAGTTAGATTTTCCCGAATTAAAGGTTAAAATAAAATCAACAGAAGGTAGTGATTTTATTAGAGCGTATAGAGTAATATAAAATAAATTAGGTGGGGAACATAAAGTTCCCTACCTTTACACAAATTAAATTAAAAGTTATGAAAGAAGAAGAATTAGAAAGTAAGTTTTTTCAATTTGATAATACCCAACAAATAAAGGAGTATTATAATTTGAATCCAAAAAAGTTCATTGAGGATTATAACAATGACCCTTATACACTCAACTCAAAAAAAATTACCAAGGTAATATTTGTGGACGATAATCCCAATTTTATAAAATTAACAAACAATATGTGGCAATTAGATGACGCTGTAAAAAAAGAGTTGTCTGATATGAACGTAGAGGTATTTGGAAAATATGTTTATTCTGTTACGGATAATTTATTATGTATATGTAATAAAATTGGGATTATAATAAGAGAAGATGTAATAGATAAAGTGGGAAAGGAAGTTAAAGATTTTCCAATTGCTACAATTGCTATTTTACCTGATGGTGGTAGAGGTATATGTATATCAAAATTATCAGTAGTCCCATCAGCACAAAAAATGGGGCTTGGTAGTTTATTAATGTCATTGATGATTGCGTATATTGATTTTACATTAGATGGTACCCCACCGATGTATTTGGAATGTATGGGTGGAGTAACCCACGGTGCTGGTTTAGGAGAAATTAATACACCAATACAAGACCAAATGAAGTTCTTTAGGAAGTTTGGATTTAGAGTAACCAAACACAAAAAGAATGGTGATGGTGATTGTAAATACGCAAGAATGGAATTTGATAAAACAAAATTATATGAGTAAGAGAAAGAAAATTGTGACCACCAAAAATACAATTAAAGGTCATAAGAAATTAACATATAAAGAAGACATACCTGTTATTAACATATACACAGGTCAAGTTAAAGATGGTTTAGTTAGACCCGAATGGTCATTTAATGATGGAATTAAAAATAGATAATATGAAAAAAATAGAAATGACGGTTGAATGTAAGAACACAGGTTTATTGGTTATATACATTCTTTCATGGGAAACTCTTGATGAGTTAAAAGAAGAAGTTAAATATCTACACGATAGATGTATGTTGATTATGGAAAAAGGTTATTGGCATTGTGATGAAGAAACTTTAACCGAAGAAGAACACGAAATTATTTATTTTAATTAAAACTATCCCCTAAACATATAGATTAGGTTTTTCATAACTGTATCCTAATCTTACCCTGTCGTTTCTACGATGGGGTTTTTTGTGCGCTGCAGCGAATGTTGTGTGGCAAATGTGCTATCTACAATGTTGTCTGGCATTGCCAAACAATATCTGACTGGTCTAAAAATCTTGCCAAACAATATTGATTTAAGATTATTTATCCTTAATTGGGACACAATTTGGAACCATACGACCATCCTTTTCTTTCAATCCGATTGGTTCATATCCTTCCCAACAAGCACCTTCCAAATCTTCACCTTCAGCAAATGATTTTTTCATTGCAGCTTTAATTGCTCCACATACTTTTTTTGCTACTTCCTCATCACCATATCTTTCCATTTGGTCTGTCATACATTCATCCCAAGGATAA